GGTAATTCGGACTGCAAAAGTTTTCTAGCGACAGAAATTATATTAAGGGTCGGGGGAATGAAGGAAATAAATTATGGCTAGCTTAGAGGCTTGTGCTGATCATCTTGGAGTAAACGCAAAAGTGCTTCAAACAATGGTGAGACAAAGCGTTTTAGACAAGCAAGATCGCGGAAAATATGACGTTGATGCTGTTCGTTTGCAGTATTTAAAGCATATCCGCAATCTTGCAGGAAACAATAACAATAATCTTGAGCTTGGCGCAGAAAGAGCCAGACTTGCCAAAGAACAGGCTGATGCCAAGGAAATGGAGAATGCTGTCGAACGCGGTGATCTGGTCTATATAGAAAAAGTAGCAAGACAGTTTGAACAACAGTTGACCAAGGCAAGGAATAAACTTTTGGCGGCTCCGACTAAGGTGGCGGCTGAAGCTCATGCGGCGGCAACTGTGAAAGAAGTTAGAGAAATAATAGAAGAAGCAATAATTGAAGCATTAGATGAACTGGTCGGATACAATAAAGAGGCGGCAAGAGCGCAAACTTAAGCGGCGTTTAGAAGAAGCAATCAGAACGGCGTTGAAGCCGCCACCCAAGTTGACGGTTAGCAAGTGGGCTGATCAATATCGCGAACTATCGTCAGAAAGTTCGGCTGAAGCTGGCAAGTGGTCAACTAGTCGGGCAGAATATCAACGCGGAATGATGGACGCAATAAGCGATCCGGACATTGAAAATGTTGTATTGATGACAGCCGCACAAATTGGCAAAACAGAAATAATAAATAATGTTGTCGGCTTTCATATACATCAAGACCCTGCGCCAATGTTAGTTGTTCAGCCGACATTAGAGATGGCACAAACTTGGTCTAAGGATCGATTGGCTCCGGCTATAAGAGACACACCAGTTTTGTCGGAAAAGATTGGCGATCCAAGATCAAGAGATAGCGGTAACACGACTTTACATAAAGTGTTTTCTGGTGGTCATGTTACATCTTGCGGTGCAAACTCTCCATCATCACTTGCATCAAGGCCGTGCCGGATAATCTTGTGTGATGAAGTCGATCGCTATCCAATATCAGCCGGAACCGAAGGTGATCCGGTTGCGTTGGCTAGAAAGCGATCATCTACATTCTGGAACAGAAAGATCATACTCGTGAGCACTCCGACAGAAAAAGGTGCATCAAGAATAGAAGATGCTTATGGCGAAAGTGACCAACGCAAATATTTTGTGCCTTGTCCAGATTGTGGCGAACACCAAGAACTGAAGTGGAGCAACGTGCAATGGACGGACAGCAATCCACGAACGTCCGAATATATTTGCGATTGTTGTGGATCGGTTTGGAATGATGCAAAGCGGTTTCAAGCTGTCAGATATGGCCAATGGAAAAAGACGGCTGAAGGTGATGGCAAGACTGCCGGTTTTCATTTGTCGGCTTTGTATTCACCTTGGACACCATTAGAAGACATTGTGCGTGATTTTTTAGCGTCAAAGCGTGATCCAATGCGATTGCGAACCTGGATAAATACAACTTTAGGTGAAACCTTTGAAGAAGAGGGCGAGAGAATAGATGAATATGATTTATTCGAGCGGCGAGAAGATTGGCCGGACGACTTGCCTGAAGGTGTAGTTGTATTGACAGCCGGTGTTGACGTTCAGGATGATAGAGTTGCATTTGAGATATTGGGTACTGGAAGCGGTCACGAAACTTGGTCAATCCAATATGATGAAATATATGGCGATCCGTCTAGTTTAGAATTATGGCAAAGATTGGATGAGGTATTAAATCAAACATTTGTTCATCCAGTTAGGGGTGAAATGATAATTAGATCAACTTGTGTTGATAGTGGTGGTCACTACACGCAACAGGTTTATAATTATGCACGGCAAAGAGCCGGAAAGCGTGTTTTTGCGATCAAAGGGATTGGTGGTGAAGGCAAGCCGATTGCTGGAAAACCAAGCAGAAATAATATTGGCAAGATTAATTTATTCCCTGTTGGAACTGATACAGCCAAGGAACTGATCTTTGCACGATTAAAGATTACGGATGAAGGAGCAGGATATTGTCACTTTCCATTCACTCACAATGAAGAATATTTTCGGATGCTCACATCAGAAAAGAAGGTGACAAAGTATTATAAAGGCCGGCCAAAAAGAGAATGGATTAAGATTAGGCAGCGCAACGAAGCCTTAGATTGCAGGGTTTATGCAATGGCCGCATTAGAATTAATGGGATTAAACATTGAACACCTTGCAAAACAGGGCAAAAATAAGGTAAAATCAAGTCAAGCAGTTCCGAAGAGGCGCATATTTAAACCGCGTCCAAATAATTTTGTGACAGGATATTAGCATATGGCAAATTTATTTGACGCTGATAATGCACCCAAGGAAGTACCAAAAACGATTGTTATAGGCGACTTTGTACAGTTCAAGATAACTGACTTTTCCACTGATTATCCAAATTCTTCACACTCGATGACTTTCGTTGCTAGGTCATCAGAAGGGGCAAATGTAGAATTTACCATTGCTGGATCAAACAGCGATGATGATTATATTTTTACAGCAAGCAGTAATGCAACGGCAGCTTTCACGGCTGGGGAATATAATTATCAGTTGGAAGTGTTAGAAACTAGCTCCAACAATCGGATTGTTGTTGACCAAGGTGAGATAACATTAACAGATGATCTTGATGTCAATAATGTTGATCAAAGAACCCATGCGGAAAAAATGTTGCAGAAAATTGAAGCCGTATTGGAAAATCGTGCAGATGCCGATGTGTCAAGTTATAGTATTGCCGGACGGTCTTTGACTAAAATGTCACCAGAAGAATTATTAAGTTGGCGTGATAGCTATAGGCGTGAAGTTAAAGCGCAAAGACGGAAACTTGACGTTAAGCATGGGCGCAAAACGTCTTCAACTGTTCTTATGAGGTTCTAATATGGGTTTGTTTGATTTTTTATCTCTCCGAAGCGAACCATCTGAAGGACAACTTTCAAAGAGAAGTAAAAGACGTTTACGCCAATATGCTGGCGCAAACCAAGGCAGATTGTTTAGTGATTTTGTAGGCAGTAGCTTTTCGGCTGATAGCGAACTCAAATCAAGTTTGCCGGTATTAAGGAACAGAAGTCGTGACCTGGCAAGGAATAATGAATATGCAAAACGGTTTCTTAATCTAATAAAAACAAATGTCGTTGGTGAAAAGGGTTTTACTGTTCAAGTGAGAGCAAGAAATGATGATCGATCCTTGGACGCTGCCGGAAACACAATATTAGAAAATGCCTTTAGAGTATGGGGCAGAATGGGAAATTGTGACGTAACTGGCCGGATGTCTTGGCTAGATGCGCAAAGATACGTTGCGGAAACGCTTGCAAGAGATGGTGAAGTATTCGTTAAGTTTGTTCAGAATAAGCGGTATCGCGATGGATTTTCTTTGCAGTTTATTGAAAGTGATTTGGTTGATGATGGCAAAAACGGCGTTGCGGATAATGGTAACAATATCAGAATGGGCGTTGAAATAGATGAATTTCACAAGCCGGTTGCATATTATGTCTTAACTTCCCATCCAAACGATAGTTTTAATTTTACTGCAAAAGTAGACCGTAAAACGGTGAGAGTGCCGGCAGATGAAATGCTACATTTATTTATACCGGCAAGAACCCATCAAAGTCGTGGAGAGCCGTTTATGTCTCCGGCGATTGCATCGTTGAAAATGTTGCACGGTTATCGTGAAGCCGAATTGATTGCGGCTAGAGCGGCAGCGGCCAAGTTTGGTATTATAACAACTCCTGATGGCGATGAATTTATTGGTGATGATCAGACAGAAGATGAAGTGCCGGTGATTGATATGTCACCAGCTTCAGTTTATCAATTACCCAGTGGGCATGATTTTAAGATGATTGATCCGGCACATCCTACATCAGCGTTTGCAGACTTTGAGCAAGCAGTTTTGCGTGGTATAGCGTCCGGTTTAAATGTGAGTTATACAAGTTTATCAAACGATCTAAAAGGTGTTTCTTATTCATCAATCAGGCAAGGAACTATTGAAGAGCGTGATCATTATAAGACTTTGCAGTCCTTTATCATTCAGCATTTTTGTGAGCCTGTTTTCCGTGCTTGGTTACAAAGTGCCTTGACGTTTGGTGAGATACCTATTCCAATAAATAAGTTTGATAAGTTTAGCGATAACATACATTTCCGTGGGCGTGGTTTTGCATGGGTTGATCCACAAAGGGAAATAAACGCAAATGTGACAGCTTTATCAAACGGTATTGTAAGCATGAATGATATAGCTGCAAATTATGGGCGTGATGTTGAAGAACTGTTTGCACAAATACAATCAGATAAAGAAATGGCGGCAAGATATGGCTTAAGCATGGCATTTGAGCCATTTGGCGCAAAGTCTCCGGTTGAACCAGAAGTGAGTGATGGTGATGGCGACTTATAAACCAACAAAGGCAATGAAAGAAGAGGCTAGGCGCGGATTAGATTGGCGCAAGGAGTTCGGACGCGGTGGCACAGAGGTCGGTATTGCTAGAGCTAGAGATATTGTAAACGATAGGGAGCTATCAGAAGACACAGTAATCCGAATGTATAGTTTTTTCAGTCGACATGAAGTTGACAAAGAGGCTGAAGGTTTTCGCGTTGGTGAAGATGGTTATCCATCAAACGGACGTATTGCGTGGAGTTTGTGGGGTGGTGATGCCGGTTTTACTTGGTCAAAGAATATCCGTGACAGCTTGGAGAATGACTATAGAAGTGTGCGCGAGATTACCGGTGCAGTCCGTGAAGGGCTAAAGAAAAAGGTTGAAGATCATAATGAAAAGGTTGGAAATGTTTCAAGCAAAAGAACCAACTTGAGAACGCTATCAGCCGTGTTTAACAGGGGTGTAGGAGCATATAAGACAAATCCACAGTCAGTTAGGCCAAATGTTACCGGCCCTGAACAGTGGGCGTATGCTCGCGTAAACAGCTATCTTTATGCATTAAGAAATGGTAGGTTTCGATCAGGCAAACACGACACCGATTTATTACCGAAAGGGCATCCAATGTCTACAAAGCGATCTTTAGAAAACAGGCAAGAAACAACAGTTTTTAACATATTAGTTAGAAAAGCTACAAATGAAGCTGGTGAAGGCAACAAATATTTTATAGACGGCTTTGATGAAGTTGCTCCATCTTTGGTGTTAATGTCTGGTAATACTTACCGGTTTCAACAATCTGATGAAAGCAACGAAACTCATGCCTTGAGGTTTTCCACAACTCCAGACGGCACTCACAATGACGGTGAAGAATACACAGAAAATGTGATAGTAAGCGGTGAAGCTGGTGAAGAAGATGCTTATACAGAAATAACAATAACGGATGAAACGCCAAATTTAGCATATTTTTGCATAAACCATCCAGGTATGGGTTCAGTCATTGACATTATAAGGAATGAAGAAATGGAAGATGATATTGATGAAAACACTGAAGAAGAAACTGAAGCATCTGTGGATCGTTTCAATCGTGAAGAGATAAGCACACGTTATCATTATATGGATAAAAAAGATAAAGCGATTGATACGAAAACTAGAAAAGTAAAAGTTGGAGTTTCTACAGAAGAGCCAGTTGAAAGATCATTTGGCAAAGAGGTCATTGACCATACAAAACAAAGCATGAGCTTAGAGTTTCTTAATAGTGGCCGTGCGCCATTATTATTAGATCACGACATGAATAAGCAGATCGGTGTCGTGGAAGGAGTTGAACTCGATGAAGATGCACGGCGTCTGCGTGCAGAAGTGCGGTTTGGAAAGAGCGCATTGGCTTCTGAAGTGTTCGATGATGTTACTGATGGCATCCGACAAAACATCAGTGTAGGCTATCGAATTGACGGCCGAATAAATCGTGATGACGATCCGGAAGATTATTATCGGGTAGCCACCACACCTATGGAAATCAGTATTGTTTCAGTACCGGCAGATCAGTCAAATCTGGTGGGTGTTGGCCGATCTGTTCCAGCAAAACCCCAAACTCAACCATCTAAGGAGGATGTAAAAATGACGGAAGAAGTCAAAAATGACATCAATCTGGATGCTGTTAAAGCTGAAGCAGTTAAGGCAGCAAGAAAGAATGATGCAGAAATCCTACAAATCGCGGCAAAGCACAATAAGCGCGATTTAGGTAATGAAGCGATTGCAAATGGCATGAGCGTGGATGCTTTCCGTGGTCAGTTGCTAGATGCAATCGGTGACAAGCCACTAGACGTTGCACCATCGGTAGTTGATGCACCTGTCAAAGAAAAGCGCACTTATTCACTTGGCCGAATGGTACAAGCACAAGTGACCGGAGACTGGCGTAAAGCTGGCTTTGAACGTGAAATGAATGATGAAATCGCAAAGAATGTTGGACGCGATGCAAGAGGGATTTATGTTCCTGATTTCGCATGGCAACAGCGTGGGCCTCTGTCTACAGCGGCAACCGGTGCAACTGGTTCAGAAGTCGTATTTGATGACTTTGTGCCAACCGGACATCGTGGCGATATGTTCATTGAAGCTCTAAGGGCAAAACAAGTTCTCAACGGTCTTGGCACAACATACATGACCGGCTTGACTGGCAGAATTAAGATGCCAAAATTAGCAACTGGTTCTAATGCAGCCTTTGTTGAAGAGCTTGGCGATGTTTCTGACGGAGCCGGAACAGATGGCGGTGTAACATTACAGCCTAGAACAATGGGCGCATTCGTTGACTTATCACGTTTGTTAATGATGGAAAGTGTGCCGGCGATTGAGCAGATCATCCGTGATGATTTACTTTCATCAGCGGCAGATAGAACCGAGTTCCATGCAATACAAGGTTCTGGTTCATCAGGACAGCCGACAGGTATCTTGAATGCATCAGGTGTCAATGATCTTGATATTTCAACTGGTACTGACGTTGCTGCATTAACATGGGCTGACTTGGTTGGTCTTGTGAAGCTGGTTGAAGAAGACAATGGAGTTGTTAACGCAAACGCCCTTGGTTTCTTATCACATCCATCAGTGAAAGCTAAGTTGTCACAAACGGTCAAAGTTGCTTCAACCGATAGTGTTATGTTGTTAAATGATCCTTGGAATAACATTTACGGTTATCCAGCAGAATTTAGCTCCAACGTACCTACGACACTTGATCCAGGTGATGGTGGCAATGACGCTTCAGCATTGATTTTTGGTGATTTCTCACAATTAATCATTGCACAGTTTGGCGCACCTTCTATCATGGTTGACCCATTCACTGGTTCAAGAGCCGGTACTGTAAGAATGGTTCTTCATGCAGAACTTGACGTTGGTGTCAGAAATGCAGTGAGCTTTGCAATTACAAACGAAGTCGATCACTCTTAATAAGCTAAACGATGGGGCAGCAATGCCCCATCAATCACAATAAAAAGGTGAGATTATGAAAGTAAAAATACTAGAAAAATGTTTTACCGGATTTGGTGGTAACATGATGAAGGGTGAAGAACATGACTTGCCCGATAAAACGGCTGAGAAGCTAATCAAAAGAGGTTATGCTCAAGCGGCAACTGCGCCAAAAGCCAAAGCAAAACCAGCCAAGAAAACTAATAGAAGTGTTGGGTTGGAAAAGTCAGACGTTAAACTAGAGACACCTGAAAGCGATAACTAAAAATGGCTATTGGCTTTGCAAACGATCTTCTTTCATTATTTGCAGTTGAAGACTTTGCAACGACAGCAACTTATCAATCTGCTAGTCTTATCGGAATATTCGACAATGAAACCGTGCCGATGGATGCCGGTGGAACAGCACAAATACATCAAGATCAGCCTAGATTTACTTGCAGAACTATTGACGTTGCAAGCATTGCAGCCGGACAAACATTAGTTGTGAACTCAACAACTTACAATGTGATTGCTTGGATTGATGATGGAACTGGTGTCACCACTATACAACTTGAGAAACAATAAATGGCGCACGTTAGGCAACAAATAAGGGACGCAGTAGCATCAAGATTGACATCTCAAGTGAGCCTTGTGAGTAGTCGTGTGTTCACCACAAGAATGCACCCGTTAAATGAAGACTTATTGCCGGCCATCAGTGTTTACACCGGCAATGAAACGAGTGAAAGATATACATCAGGAGTGACAGATATAAATCGCGAATTATCATTGGAGATTGATTTATATGTTCGTGAGGCAAGCACTTTTGATGATAAATGCGATGCAATAGCGGTTCAGGTTGAAGAAGCGATGGCCGGTGATTTTACTATCGGTGGACTTGCCAAAAGTTCAGTGTTAACTTCAACGGAAATTCAGTTTGATGGGGAAGCCGATCAAATTTTAGGTGTGGCAAAGCTGACTTATCTGGTCAAATATGTTACAGCTCTGAATGATGTAGAAACAGCCAAGTAAGGAGTTTTTCAAATGGCAACACATTTTGGATCAGATGGAGCAGTAAAGCTAGTTACTACTGGTGGAACAACTGCTCAAGTTGGTGAATTGTTGAGTTGGACAGTCACCATGACTACGGATGCGGTAGAAACCACAAGCATGGGTGATACACTGCGAACATTTACGAAGGGATTGTCAAGTGGTACTGGATCAATGTCACTTTATCTTGACCCAGACAATGCGGTTCAACAAGACATAGTGCAAGGTGATACGATTGATGCTGAGTTCTTTATGGAAGGGCAAGACAGTGGTGACACAAAGTATTCAGGTAGCTTTATCGTCACTTCAATCGAGCGTGGTACAACAATGGATGGTATTGCGACACTCAATGCAGAATTACAGCTTACCGGCGCATTAGCGATTGGAACGGTCTGATAAAATGTCATTAGCTGAAAAAATAGCGGCAAAAAGAGCAGAAAAAGAACTTGGTTCTTTTGAAGTAGAAGAATGGGGCGATGATGGCAAGCCACTTGTCCTGTTCTTCACTGATGTTGCTGCGAGGGATATGTCCAAGATACAAAAAAAGCATAAAGACTTCATAAATAATCCGACAATGGATGCAATGGTAGATATGATCATATTGAAAGCAATGAACAAAGACGGTGAAAAGGCTTTCAATGTGGGTGATAAATTTATTCTAATGGGTGAGCCGTTGAATGTTATTGCAAAGGTTTTTGCAGCAATATTTGAAACGGTATCTGTTGAGGAACAGGAAAAAAACTAAGGAGCGATCCATTCCGTTATAATTTAGTTGCACTTGCTGAATTATTACACAAGACGATTGAAGAGATAGAAGATATAAGTGTGTCGGAATACAATGAGTGGATCGCATACTTTAATATAAAACAGGAGCAAGAAAAAGATGGCAGTTGAAAAGCTCACGTTTGAAATGAACGCTGTCGGGAATGCTGTTCCTGAAATGAAGAAAGTCCAAAGTCAGCTTGGCAATGTTAGCAAGTCAATGGCGATGGCAACATCATCAATGAGAACCAATGCGGCAGCTTCAAGGATGGTAGCCAGGTCACAAGGTAACTTAACAAGAAACCTTGGAATGGCATCATTGCAGTTTCAAGATATTGCGGTTCAGGCTTCGATGGGTACAAACGCATTGCGGATTATGACAATGCAAGGCCCACAGTTGGCATCAGTATTCGGGCCTAAAGGAATGATAATCGGTGCGTTGGTTGCTGTTGGCGGTGCATTATTAATGCTGCGTAAAAACACAACTAAGCTGACATTTGACTTCAAAGGTTTTGGCGCAGAAATGAAAACTGCATTTCAACCGTTTCTAAATTTTATTGCTCCGGCTGTTGATATGGTCAAGAAAGCGTTTGACATGTTGAAAACAGGCGCAATGGCGGCAATCAATGGAATAATAAATAGTATAAATGTATTCGTTACATTTGTTTCTCATTTGCCGTCTATAGTCAAAGAAGCATTTTCAAGATCGGGAAAAAACATAGAGCTTTTTGGCATTCGAACTAAGATGATGATTAATAGCATTCGATTTGCATTCTTTGAAATGTTCATGAGTGTTACTAGTGGTTTTACAGATTTTCTTAATGATACAACGGCACAAATAAACCGAGCTTTTGATCTAAATTTACCCACGGATATGGGTTCGGAGTTGTTTGACAGTCTCATACAAGCAATGGATACATTAAATAATGAATTTGACCAGTTAGGCCAAGAAAGTAGATCACTGAAAGCGGAATTGAATGCACCTTTTGAAAGTGTGACAAACCTCAAAAATGACTTATCTAGTATTACTAAAATAGATTTATTCTCGTTCTTCTCAAGAGTTAGCAAAAGCGCAGAAGATGCGGCTGATAAGATGGGAAAAATCACAACTGTTGCCGATATGATTGGAAGCAAGTTTGAAAGCTCTTTTATGTCAGCCGTTAAAGGAACTCGATCATTAAAAGATGCTTTCCGTCAAATGGCTAGTGATATTATAGCTGAACTGTTCCGGATATTTGTGGTCAAAAAGATAACCGGTTTTATTACAAGAACTTTGACATCTGCATTTCCAACTTTTGCCGGCATACCAGCAAGGGCAGACGGTGGGCCTGTCAATGCCAACACTCCTTATATGGTTGGTGAGCGAGGCCCAGAATTATTTGTACCGGCAAGGGCTGGTTCTATTATGCCAAACAGTGCATTAAAAACTGGCGGTGATGTCGTTGTTCAGCAAACCATCAACGTGACTACTGGCGTTCAGCAGACTGTCAGAAACGAGATACAAACACTGCTTCCACAGATTGCCGAAGCTAGTAAGGCGGCTGTCTTGGATGCTAGAAGAAGAGGTGGCAGCTTTGCCAATGCATTTTAATGGCTATCACTTATCCTTTAACATTACCATCCCATGTAAAACCCTCAAGCATCACGTTTAGGGCAGTCAATACGGTTGGCATGAGTATGTCACCTTTTACTTATCAACAGCAAGTGGTGGCTCATGCTGGACAGCGTTTTGAATGTGATGTGACACTTCCGGCAATGTCGAGAGCCGATGCAGAAATATGGGTGGCTTTCTTGGTGAGTTTGCGCGGAAGGTTTGGAAGTTTTACCCTTGGCGATCCGGTGAGCGCAAGTCCAAGGGGTTCAGCCGGTGGCACTCCATTGGTCAATGGAGCAAGTCAGACAGGTGGCACATTAAACATTGATGGTTGCACAGCATCACAGACAGGATGGCTTAAGGCCGGCGATTATATACAGCTTGGAACGGCTGGCAGTGCAACACTTCATAAAGTTCTTGCTGATGCTGATAGCAACGGATCAGGTGAAGTTTCATTGGACATCTGGCCGTTTATACGAACTGCACCATCGGACAATGCAACGGTGGTGGTTAATAACACAGTTGGACGGTTCAGACTGGCAAGCAATGAACAGAATTGGAGCATTGATGCGGCTGCGATTTATGGAATAACGTTTGGTGGCGTTGAGGTGATAACGTGACGCGAACTGTTATATCCACAATATTAAGCAAGTTTGACGATGCTGAAGTCTCTCCATTTTATGCGATTGAATTATTATTTGACGTAAACCCTGTTTTTGCTTGGACTGGATATGGTGACATCACATTAGATGGAACGCAAACATATACTGGCGTTGGAGAACTATTGCAAATATCGGAAGTGCAAGAGACACAAGATATTGCCGCAAAAGGTCTTACCTTGAAATTGAGTGGCATTCCTTCTGATCTTTTAAGTTTGGCTTTAAGCACTCCTTATCAGGGTAGGCTTTGCAATGTGAAACTAGGTTTTTTGGATTGGTCAAATGTAACAAACCAAAACACGATGCTTATTTTCACTGGTTATATGGATCAGATGACAATAGATGAAGGGCCGGAAACTTCAACAATAACAACATCAGTTGAAAGTAGATTGATTGACCTGGAGAGGCCAAGAACAAGAAGATATACAGCCGAAAATCAAAAGCAAAGAAACTCCGGAGATTTGGCTTTTGACTTTGTAGAAAGTTTACAAAACTTGCGATTGCAATGGGGTGGAAGTGGCTAATGCGTGTTCCAAACTGGGATATTAAACTTGCTGAACATGTGAACAGCTTGCAAGATTATCCTTTTGTTTGGGGCGAAAATGATTGTCTTACATTTGTAAATAAATGTGTTGAAGTTATAAGAGGCCAAAGTTTTGCAGATGATTGGCTAGGTGATTATACAACTGCAACCGGTGCATTTAGACGTTATAGAAAATTATTATACACTCAAGAATATGATACAGTCATTGATATGCTTGATGATCGACTAGATAGATTTACTGGTAGATTTCCACCAAGAGGATCAATAGTTGGACGGCCAGTTGATCAATCTATCGGTATCATGCCGGTTTTGTTGGGTGTTGTGGTAAGTGATTTAGTGGCTTTCTTGGGTGATGATGGCATGGTATTCTCAGTGCTAGAAGAGAATGATTTGTTTTGGAGCGTTGATTAATGGTTCAGATATTTGTTGCAGCGGCAGGGGCATTGCTTGGAACAGCGGCCGGTACTATTGGTGCAACTGCGATCTTGGGTACAACCGTTGCAACTATTGCCGGATATGCGGCTTACACGGCTGTGACTGCTTATGCAATCAATGCACTGCAAAAAAAGAGCCTTGCCAAAGCTAGATCAGCGGCCGCATCCGTTCAAGCAGCACAAAAGGGGTATGGAACTAATGTCAACGCGGTTGCGCCGGCTTCCGATCATGCCATCATTTACGGTCAGCATCGTGTTGGTGGAGTTATATTTTATCGATCTGTGACTGAAGATCAAAAGTTTCTACATACATTGATTGCATTGGCTGGACATGAAGTTGAAGAAATAACCACTGTATTTGCTGACAACGTAGCCTTGACATTAGACGGAAATAATTTTGTTACTAATTCAGACTTCCAAATAAAAGATGCAGATGGAAACACAGTCAATTCTGCAATAAGGGTAAAGAAGCATTTAGGCACTAACAATCAACCGGCTGACACTGATTTGGTTGCTGAAGATAGTGCATGGACAGCGGCACATCAGGCAAAAGGTATTGCTTATATTTATATTCGTGCAGAATTTGATACTAGTGTATTTCCCCAAGGTTTGCCCACCTTCAGCGCACTTGTAAAAGGCAAAAAAGTCTTTGATCCTAGAACATCAACAACGGCTTTTTCATCAAATGCTGCGTTGTGTCTCCGTGATTATCTTGTGTCTGATTATGGTCTTGGAGTAGAGGGAACAGAAATAAATGATACTGTATTTTCAGCGGCAGCTAACACTTGTGATGAAAACATAGCTTTATCGGCTGGTGGCACAGAAAAAAGATATACGGTTGATGGATCGTTTGTCACTTCTTTGCCACCGGATGATGTTATTACTGATTTAACGGCTTCAATGGCCGGAACGATCTATTATAGTCAAGGTCAATGGGGTGTAAAAGCCGGCGAGTTCACATCCAGTGTTTTAACTCTTGATGAAGATGATTTGAGAAGCAATCTCCAGGTCAACACTAGACACAGTCGAAGAGACAATTTTAATACGGTTTCAGGGATGTTTTCAGGGCCGGAGACAGATCATCAGCCAACAGACTTCCCACAAATCACATCAAGCACTTTTGTCACTGTCGATGGCGGTGAGACAGTTGTACAAGACATTCCGTTGCCATTCACTGCAACTTCTTCAAGGGCGCAAAGGATCGCTAAGATTGCCTTGTTTAGAAATCGTGAACAAATTACTTTGTCTGGTGCTTTTGGATTGCGTGCTTTGCAGCTTTGTATTGGTGATGTTGTAAGTATTACAAACACGAGACTTGGATTTAGCGCAAAGACTTTTGAAGTAGTTGATTGGCGTTTTGGTTTTGGATCAGATCAAACCCTTGAAGTCAACTTGACACTAAGAGAAACTAGTTCTGGCGTTTATGACTGGAATGCTGAAGAAACGCAATTTGACTTAAATGCAACTACACTCCCAACAGCCTTTGATGTGCCGACTGTCGGACTTGGTGTTGACTTTGATCTGCGTGTGGTAAATCAAGCGGCTGTTGGTGTGTTAATTATTGAAGTCACTGCAAACGAACCAAATGCAGTTGAGTTTGAAGCTCAATATAAGAAAACAAGCGACACAAAATTTATTTCCGTTGGTAAACAAAGAAATGGATTATTTGAAGTCACTGGTTTATCGGATGATAATTATGACATTAGAGCAAGGGCATTCAATGCCTTTGGTGTGGCAGGGCCGTTTACATCAACATCTGGTCAACAATTATCAGCCTTTGCAACTCCACCGGATAATGTAACAAATTTCACTGGTAATGTGACGGGCAATGCTTTGAATTTATCATGGACACCAGTAACCAATGCAGATTTATCACACTACAAAGTAAGGTTTTCATCTGAGACAACTGGAGCAAGCTATCAAAATGCAGTTGATATAGTTGATAAAGTTTCAAGACCTGGCAACACCGCAGTAGTGCCGGCAAAGACCGGAACATACTTTTTAAAGGCCGTTGATAAGATAGGCGGTGTTTCTGCTTCGGCTGCAAGTTTTGTCGTTTTAGTTGATCCTAATAATGTGGAAAACTTTAATGCTATTCAACAAATACAAGAAGACCCAGTGTTTGCAGGGTCTAGAAGTAATGTCGTTGTGCTAGAAGACAGTGAAGGTGATTATCTGGCTTTGGATACCGTAGATCAATTCGATAGCGGTGCAGGGAACTTTGATGACGGTCTTGGATTGTTTGACGGCTTTTCTGGCACAGTCGCATCTGGAACATATAATTTTAACACAGTGGTTGATTTTGGTGAGGTATATACCAGCCGAATATATCCTAAATTTAAGGTGGATTTTTTAGATTATGTTAATGACTTTGACAGTGCCACTGGCAACTTTGATGATCGTCTTGGAGACTTTGACGGTGATCCAGCCCAGTTTGATGTAACATCTGCAAGGTTTGAGCTAAGACATACAAACGACGATCCATCAGGCTCTCCAACTTTCACAGCTTTTCAGCCCTTTATCGTTGCAGATATAACAGCGAGAGCGATTGAGTTCAGGTGTATATTAGAATGCACAAATGGTGCAGCTTCACCGGCTGTTCGAGAATTAAGAGCAGAGATAGATATGCCAGAGAGAACACAGTCAGAAGTTGATATTACTTTTACTGGCACAAGGAGCATAACTTTCCCGACTAAATTTAAGGGTGTTCCAGCGATTGGATTATCATTGGCGAACTTGGCAGATGGTGAGAGATATGTTATTACGAACAAAACCAGAGCGGGATTTGATATAGAAGTATTTTCTGGTAGCAGTCAAAGTACAAACTCGGTTACACTTGACTATGTGGCAAAAGGATTTGGTAAGGAGATCGTTTAAATATGGCACAACATGATATGAACATTGCAAATCAAGGCTTTCCAGCTACGAGGGCTGATTTAAACAATGCCTTGCAAGCTATAGCAACAAATAATTCTGGAACGTCTGAACCAAGCACAACTTTTGCAAATCAATGGTTTTATAATGAAAGCACGAATAAGTTATTTATTAGAAACGAAGCAAATAACGCTTTCATTGAAGTCGCAACTTTAGATCAAACGAATGGCGAATGGCAAATAACAACTGGAACTATTCAAGCGAAAGATAGCGATGGTCTTGCGCTAAAAACAGATGATGGAACTACCCGATTATTGGTCAATGACAGTGGGATTGTAACTGTTTCAAGTGGCCTAGATTTAGGAACTACCACAGATGCCGCATCTGTCTCAACAACGCCATCAGACTATCAATTACAATTAGGTGCAGCCCAAAGTACAACCGGTGATATTGGCCGAAATATATCATTTGATTTTTCTGGCACAACAACTGCTGCTATAAATACCGTTGACGGTGGCACTGGAACTAAACAAAGTCTTGGCTTTTTTACACATAGCGGAAGTGCTTTAAACGAAGCCATGCGTATTGACAACAGCGGTAATGTTGGAATTGGTACGACTTCGCCTAGTGAAAAAATGACAATCCAAAGCGGGAACTTAAACTTCATGGGAGGAACTAATGATGCCCAACATATAAAGTTTGGAGACACAGGTGATGATGATATAGGCAGTATTTTTTATTTTCATGGCAATAATAATATGGTCTTTACGACAAATACCAGTGAAGCCATGCGTATCGACAGCAGTGGTAATCTGTTGGTGGGTAAAACCACTAGTGGAACTGCCAATACGGGCGCAGAATTACGAGACGGATCATCGAATCATGCTGTAATTGCTACATCTACCTCAGAGGTTCCACTGGTAGTCAATCGTAAAACTTCTGATGGGAGTTGTATTAATATATTAAAAGATGGCTCTACGGTGGGGACTATTAGTACTGTTAGCGGTGACATAGCTATATTTTCTACTGCAAATAATCATTCTGGATGGCGTTTTGGAAGTAAACAACTATTACCAACTAATAATACAGGAACAATAATTGATAATGATGTTGATTTAGGAGACCCTTCTTTTCGTTTTGATGACATCTTTGCTACCAACGGAACCATCCAAACATCTGATGAAAACGAAAAACAAAACATTGCATCACTAACAAGTGCAGAGATTACTGCTGCAACAGCTATCAGCAAACTATTCAAAACCTTCAAATGGAAAGACAAAGTTGCATCCAAAGGTGACAATGCTCGAACACATACTGGTGTTGTTGCACAGCAAGTACAAACTGCAATGTCAGATGCAGGATTAGATGCAAGCAAATACGCTTTTTGGTGTTCTGATACTTGGTGGGAAAAAGATGTTGAAGTTGCGGCTGTTGAGGCAGTTGAGGCTAAAGATGCAGTATATGATGATGATGGCAATTTAGTTAGCGAGGCTGTTGAAGGCATAGAAGCCCAAGACGCTTACACAAGAACTGATCATTACGACACAAAAGATGAAGCACCAAAGGGCGCAACAGAACGCACAAGACTAGGTGTAAGATACCCAGAGTTACTAGCGTTTATCGGTGCAGCAACAGAACAAAGACTGACTAGCATTGAGGCTAGATTGAATGCACTAGAGGGCTAGGATGAACAAACGCAGCGCAGCATCAGCCCATTCTAGGATAGACAGTTTGGAAAAGCAGTTAGTCGCTTTGCAAACAACTGTTGATATTCAAATGCGTGATTTATTCAACAGGGTAAAACGACTAGAATATATTTACCTGGCTACATCCGGATTTATTATTGCTTTGTTGCTTCGGATGACTTTGATGGGGTGATGCCATGTCTGACAAACTTCCAAAGGTCAATATTCTGACAGCCGGAACATTTGTGATTGCAATCGTGTCGGCAGCCGGTGGAAGCATATGGTATGCAAGTTCTCAAGCGTCTATTATTGAAGGTCTGTCGTCAGAAGTGGAAAGATTGACTATTGAAAACAATGCGACTGATCGCACAAATTTGATCAGGGATGTTGAAGAAAACACTGAAAGAATTACTGAAACAATTGATTATGTTGTTGAGCTTGAAGAACAAAGCGTTGAAACAATAGATGAAATTTATCGCACATTTGATGAAGAATTGGAAATCGTATATGATGATATGGAGGGCTTTTTAGTACAATTCAATCAGATCGTACAATTGCAAGCTCGTATCAAAACGCTAGAAAACACCTTAGAATATTTAACAAGAAGTCCAGCTTTATCTGATGGGAGATAGAAAATCGATCCTGTTAGTTTATTATCGTCCATAAAATTAGGATTGACGGCCGGCAAGTCGCTTCATTCTTTAAGCAAGCAAATAGGTCAATTCTTTGATGCTACTGATGCAGCCAAGAAAACACTCCAGAAAAAAGGTGTGTCTGGTAAGAGTGCATCGGAGACAGCTTTTGACAGATGGGCAAAGCTGAGAAACGCGGCAGAAAGTGAAGAAGAATTAAAAGAGTGGATAACGCAACGATATGGCAGAAGCAAATATTTGGAGCTGCTAAAAATAAGGCGAGAAGTATTAGCAGAAAAAAGGGAAGCTGAAGCACAAGCCAGACGCGATGCAATCCAAAGGCAAGAGCTAATGATAACGGTAGTCGGAATTATTGTTTTGCTGATCTTCACATTTGCTGGATCAATTTTTTATCTTCACTACATGGAATGGATCGATGTCAGGGATTATTTCAGATGATTTACGTTCTCATATTCTTACACTTTGTTAATACGGAGCATCTTAAATATTATCAGATAAAAACGTTCAGTGACAAAGAGGCTTGTGAACTAGAACGCGAGAAAAGCAGGGTTTTGATTATGCACTCAAGTCAAGAAGTGGTTTGCCTTGAGATTGTTGCAGATTAAGCGTGGCGTGTATGCCGTATATACAGATGATTTAAAAAGGGTTATTATCATCACAACCAATTTAAGCATAGCAAGGAGATATTGTTATGACAGAGTTTGATAAATTAGACATAGATAAAGATGGATCATTGTCTAAAGATGAGTTTGCTAAATTAGACGTACTCAACAAACGGCTGACCATTCAAGATGCAGACGCTAAACGTAACCTGGAGCGAAAGCTAGTTACGATGTCAGCCTTGGGTTTGGTGTTATATCCATTCATAATTCTATTAGCTTCTGTGTTGGGTTTCGATACAGCGGCTAGTTTAATCACAGATATAGCAAGCGTTTATGTAGTAGCTGCATCCGGTACAGTTGTCGGCTACATGGGTGTGAACGCAATCAGGGAGAAAAATCAATGAAGATGGAGGCTAAAAAATGAGCTTAGTGAATACTTTAGTAGGCCCAGTTAGTAACATTCTCGATAAATTTGTTGAAGACAAAGATCAGAAAGCCAAACTTGCCCATGAAATCGCAACGATGTCGGACAAACACGCACAAGAGCTTGCGCTGGCACAAATCAGCGTTAATGCGGCAGAAGCGGCTTCTGGAAGCCTTTTTAAAGGTGGCTGGCGTCCTTTCTGTGGTTGGTGTTGTAGCCTTGCATTTGGCTATCATTTTCTTGGTTTGCCTATTACCCTTTTTGTGATGGGTGCAATAGGTGCAGAAATACCTGACTTGCCAGAGTTCGATATGGGAACGCTCTTAACCGTTCTTGGCGGTATGCTTGGTATAGGTGGTCTTAGAACATATGAAAAGCAGAAAGGGATAACCAAATGACTACAGCAATGAAACTACTGCAAACCAAGTGTGGAGCCGTTGCAGATGGCGCATTTGGCCGGAATACTGCGAAAGCAATCTGCAAACATTATGACCTGTCAGCCAAGCGAGGGGCGCACATACTTGGCCAAGCAAGCCATGAAAGCGGTGGATTTAAGCGAACCAAGGAAAGTTTGTATTACAGCACTCCTGAACGAATACAAGCAGTATGGCCTTCCAGGTTCAAGACGGTGGATGACGCAAGACCATTTGCAAAGAACCCTGAAGCACTAGCCGGAAAAGTTTATAAACGTGCGGAACTTGGGAACCTTACGGAAAAAGACGCGATCGCGCACATAGGCAGGGGTTATCTCCAGGTTACTGGCAAGGCAAATTATCGTTCTTTTGCATCTGATATGAGATTACCGAAGGTTATGGATGATCCATCTTTGCTTGAAACTGAATATGCCTTCGAAAGTGCTTTATGGTTTTTCCGTGCAAATAATCTGTTGACCCTTTGTGATCAGGGTATTGATGATGACACCATCAAGAAAATCAGTCGAAAGATAAATGGCGGTTATCACGGCCTAGCTCATCGGCAAGAGGAAACCAAAAAGATTTATGGTTGGTTGACGGAGTAAGTCACCAAGGTCTTGGTTTGGGTTTAACTGAGTTCGAAGGAATATCACTGACCTGGCAATAGCCTTCAGTCGCATTTATCATATTGTATAAAGTATCTATACCTAGCAAGACACTCCAACATTCATCTTCACTAGTGAACCAAATACTGAATTGTAAGTCATGGTCTAAGATCGAATAGACGACTGTTAATAAAGTGTAAAATTCTATAGCTCTTGTCCTTTTATTGTGTTAATCATTTTGCAGGGGTAGGCATTTCTCTGAAATTAAATCCAAAAGACAACCCAGTCTATTTTTCCTTGCCTACCCTTACGAACATTGCTTGATTGTTTCTCCGATCCTTTGTGCAATTTGTGGCACGATTGCGTTGCCTAGTCCTCTAAGGCGGTCCACTCTGGAGGATATCCCATGAGCCACTCGACCCACTGGGGGTTCAGGCTGCCACCAACTTCCGCATTCAAGGGCTTTGTGTTCCGTTCGTGTTGGCTTGCTCCACCATTGTTCTTGCTGTCTTGAACTGTCGGCGTTGGCCACATTGTCCGAGCCACTACTGTTTCTAGGTTGGGGTTCTTGTCGTTGATCCTGTTGTGGATATTCTCGGCTGACATTGCCGTGCAAGCCCTTGGTGTCGGCCATAGTTTCGGATTGTTGACCTGATCCACTAATCTGACTTGTATCGGCTGCCCATTTTCTCGATGGGTCTTGCCCTGTTTCAGCAACCCACTTGTGCCGCCCTGTCCGGTGTCCGGTGTTCTCCAAAACCTCATGGTTTCTGGGTTCACTTGTTCTCTCAGATTGCTTGGTCTTTTTCTCCCCTTCCTTGCTCCGTTCATCA